GCATGTTGTGAATAGCACATAAGGTGAGGTTGCCATTGCTGTGTAGTTAATTAAGAGCATACATCGTCCATGGACAGGGATTGTGATTTGCACGACTTATCTGTTGGACATGGACACAGTTTCATCGCACACTAACGAGGGCACTCTAACTCCACTAACGTCCTTAGCAAAGGGGTTAACTATTCCTAATTGGTATCACATCTCTGCAACGTTTTCATCTGATTATACGTGGGACATTTGTTTCCCAAGGTGAATGAGATGGTCTGGCAGTTGTTCGACTTTGTGCTTGAGCTCACGCAGGTCTTCAGTAGTTTAAGCTAGCTGCAAATCTCTGTCTGATTCATTAGGTGTTGGGCCTCACATTACCATTTCATAATCATCTTGCAGTTCTTGTTCCTCAGGACCTCACATTCACATGACTACTCCAGGTTTGAATCTTGTTGTGTCAATATTAGCTATTTTGAGGATCGGCTCATAAGCTGAAGGGGAATACAGTGGTCCCACAGCTGCTTTGTACCATTTGTCTTAGGCGTCACCGGCATTTCAAGCTGCTACATCAAAATTTAGTCCGAGTTTAGAATTATGTGCGGTGAAAGGTCTAATTAAAGCCCTTGCTTGTTGCTTTCCGAAGCCTTTTAAGATATCATAGTAATTTGATTGCAGATGTACACCAACTCCTAACAGGGCTAAGCCAAGAAGTATGTTGTAGGTCTCCATTCGCTACTTATCATTCGACACAATCCAGAAACGATTGTTTCCGTTTTCGACTGTGAATTAGCCAAGCAATGGTAAGAGTGACTCTCTTAATGCTGTTAACTAATCTGCAGTCTTTTTGCTGTCTACATTTCTTAACATCTTGACAAAATCTTGTCGCGTTGCTAATTTCTCCATTAATTTAATGATAGGTGTTAATCGTCGATAACAACCCGCTTGGCTCCTTCTCCAAAGAAAAAGGTATCTGTGAACAAGCCAGCAGCAAATTCTGCTTTGAGATCTCAAACTCAAACATGTGCTCACTCATAAACTTGGTGAACTCGCAGTCATTACAATCTGGGCATCTGTGGTAGTCTACTGACTATATCAGAAAAGAAAACGTTGGCATCATGGACTTTATTAAACAATCAATGCTTGTTGTCCTTCATTGGCTTTCCTTTTGTATTAGCTGGCTCATAATTTTAAAATATAAGTGGGTAATCAGCGGATCTACACATTTTAAAAAGGGAGAAGCCAATATCCTTGACTAAACATTGAAGCTCTTTTCCGTATATTTCATCAAAAAGTTGCCCTCCTAAGAC